AGATTTCCTTTTCTACAATTCTCCTCACCTCTATTGTTGGGATTCCATTGATGTTAATGTACTGAAAAGGAAATCTTGCCATAACATTTCCCTCCTATACTTTAACCCCAATAGGAACCGCCATTACCATAACCATAGCCATAACCATAGAAACCTCCAGCATAAGGAGTGTTATTCACGGCAACAAGGTTAGGCCATTGTACAGGAACAGTGTTAGGTTGGGAAGCCTTAATAGAATCAACCTCACTCTTGATAGGAGCAAGCATAGCAGCTATCTGAGCAGTTTGGTTGGCATTGTCAATTTGACCTCTAAGCTGAGTGATAATCTCGGCCTGAGTATCAATCTTACTTTGTAATTCTCTTTCCTTGATAGCACAGAACCCATCATTCATAGCCACTGTTTGAGCAGCTATGGCATCAGTGATAGACTTGGTGTTTCTGTCAGCCTGAGAGCCTAATTGATTAGTTTGCTCAATGGTTTGAATTCTAGCCTCATAGCCTTGCTGAGTTGTGAGAAGTCTATTCTCGCAGCAGCATTGACATAGCTGAGAAGCAAGAGAAGCATTACCAGACTGAATAGCATTGACAACCTGCAGAGAGCTCAGACCAATCTGAGAACCCACATTAGTTAAACCAGCATTCAGAGTGGCAAGAGCGGTCTTCATAGAGTCAAAGTCACTATTAGACATAGTAGCTAAAGCTCTAATATCAGCATCAGTACCATTGATAGCATTCATAAGAAGCTCAGTGTTGCTGTTGGCAGTAGCCTGAGCACCAAGAGAAGCAGCAGCGGCACCATTGCCACCGTTGAATCCACCCCAGTTACCAAAGCCACCATTGCCAAAAACAAGGCCCAAAAGGAAACCAAGAGCACCACCAGCTAAACCATTACCACCAAACCAACCATTGTTATTATTACCATAGGCAAGCCAGGCAGGAACCTGGTCACCACCAAAGACATAAGTTTTAGTATCTTCTGCCATAATTTTACTTTAATTTTAATTGTTAATAATTCTTGTTGTAAGCTTACGGCAGCAAAGATATGTAAACTATTATATGAAAGACAATAATACTAAAGCCCCCCACAGAATACTCTGTGAGAGGCTTTTTGTTAGTAATGTTTTTATATCTCTTTAGATCAGCTTGCAGAAACGGCAAGGTCACTGTATTTAGCAACTGTCACCTTATCATTGGTGCCAACTGTAATCTTTTGAGCAGCAGCAGTACCAGTACCAACAGAGGTAACTGCAGTAACTTGGTCTTTATTATTAGTAGTAGTTGTAGCAGAGGTAATACCTGTTGCCACAGAGACCACTCCTGTACCTGCGGTAGCACCAGTTGTAAGAGCAATAGTAGGCTGTGCAGTAACCTTTACTCCGGTTAAACAGTTACTTGTAGTGGGAGTTCCTAATGCAGTAATGGCAGCAGCAGAATCCCCAATGGTAACATCAGTCACAACTGCACTACCAGTACCTGTGCTACTTACAGCACCCGTAGCCACAGTAGTAGCAGAAGCAGCAACTTTTGCAACAGTCTTATCACTAACAGTAACAGCAGTGACAATGTCAGAACCAGTACCTGTGGAAGAAACAGCTCCAGTAGCAACTGTCTTGGCTGTACCAAGGGTTGGAGCAGTACTGTTTGCACCTGAAATAATCAAAGTTTCTGCATCAGTACCTGTTCCCATAGCAAAGCTCCAAGTAGAGGCACTGCCAGCAGAAGTAACATTTGGAACAGTAGTAGTGACAAGCTTACTTGCCGTTTTAGTGACTTTAGAAACTGTTTCTGTGCCATTAGTACCAGTAATAGAAGTAGTCACAAGCTTATTAGAAGTTTCTGCACTAACAGACTTAACAAAAGTTTCTGTACTATGGGTCCCAAATCCGGTAATAGCAGCAGCAGTTCCATTTGCACCAACAGCGGTGCCAGAAGCAGTAGCCTTAACATTAGTTGTAGTTGGAGTTACTGTGGTGGTAAATGTAGCGTCACTTCCTAGAACAGTGTCTGTAGTGCCTCCAGTAAAGGTGACAGTAGAGCTACCTGCTGTAAATGTTGTGGATTCTCCCAACACAACATCTCCAGAACCCTTAGAGAGTATTACATTATCTTTGTAGGCTAAGTCTCCCAAATCTGAAAGATCAAGTTGAGTATCACCTAGTTTCTCCCAAGACCTAGAACCTGCAGCCCCAATTACTGTATATTCATCATAGATATCTAGAGTGCCTTTCTCCGTGGAAGACTTTACAAGATAAAAAGCACCAGCCTGAGCAGCTTCTGCAGAGAGAGTACCTGTGTAGGAGGTCCCATTATAGGCCACAACTACGCCTTCAGGGATACTTGCCACAGCTGGCGCTGCACTTCCATTCCAAGCAACAATAAAGGAAACGCCTCCAGCAATCATTTCTCTGGCGGTTGCATCCTTAATCTCATAGGTATTGCCCGAAGGCAATGTAATTTTACTAATTTCTGCCATATTTGTCTTTCATTAATTTCTGTTAAATACTAGGGTTTCTGCTATAACTTCTTGGGTATCTTTTACATTTAGTTTATTATTCCAAAAATCCCTTTCTCCTTGAGTTATATGTATTATTCTGTTATTAATATGTAACCACAAATCATTTGCAATATCTTCCCCTAAAAATGCTAAATCCTGTACATAGCCATTCCCAGACCCAATTTTAATTCCAGGAACATCAACTGTTTTTCCATCTTTAGTTATAGACTTGTAATCAGAGTAAATAATCACTTGCCCTTTCTCAGGAATATATCCTTTACAGCTATTCCAAAAGTCTGTGGTACCTATTTCTACATTTTTTAATGCATCAAGCTTTGCTTTATCTTCTGGAGACATAAGCCCGGAAACCTGCCTAGTAGCTTCATTGTAAATAGTCTTTTCTGCTACCTGTTTAAGCAGATTGGCTACCTCATCTCCAGTCATATTTAAATTATACGCCATTTCTCAGTACTCTAATATATTGTCCGTCTATAGTAATAATGTTTCCCTCAATGACTCTTAAAAATTCATATTCACCTGAAGAAACATTACAGACCAAACTGATAGCTGTATGAATAGTTGGTGGACTATAAATCAGTTCTAAATGTACATCACTACACTCCCTAGATATTAATGCATCAATGAAATTAACATTGACTAATTCTACAATACATTCAGCGTTGAGTGAATTTACAGTAGTATTTAATTCTACATTTTTATTCTCTATACTGCTGTCAATGTCATATAGAAATGCAGTATAAATTGCAGCAGTAAGACACCCCATTAGATAATACTTTTAATAGTTCCTATGTTAACAACCTCAACCTCTCTCCTAACACCTGAAGCAAATGCTTCATCTGGAACCATTGCAGTGATTACCAGTTTCATAGTTCCTGGCTTCAGAAGAGAGGTATTAACAAGAAGATAATAATTACCCTCTTGCGCTACTATGTCTGCCTTTGTATAGGCAATTTTTTTATTACCACAGTATAAATCTACAGTATAATCATCTGTAGCTTGGTCAAACCCAGATGCTGTAACTTCAATTTTAAACTTTAGGTCACTGCCTAAATAATATCTGTCCTCTGTCATGTTTCTATAAAAGATTAAGCAGTTTTCCTACTCTTGATATATTTATTTAAATCCTTTTTATACCATATCAGTTCTTTAAATCCTGCTACTTTCTTTCCTTTAGGAAGTAATCCATCTTTAACTAAATTATCAAATGTTGCTCTACTTATATTTAAATAAGTATAAGCTTGATACTTACTCATAGGATTATCCTTCCTAGTATATTTGCCTAACACCTTTGCTACTTCAATTGCTTCTTCTTCTGATATGTCACTGTTTCCACAATCTATATCATCTATTATTTTTAGCAATTGTTTCTTTATAACCTCTAACATTCTTTTGATGTAAATATAAAATAAGGAATAAAAAGGCCCCAGCAATAATGAGGTTAAGTAGGAATAGGGTTACTGCAGAAATCGGTATTCCTATATAGTAATCATATAGAGTGATAATATCACATACTACTACATAATGCAGAAACATTCTGTGATAACTGCAAAACTTAAAGCAGTAACTGGCAAGATATAAAAATAACATGGGAAGCAAGGATACTCCTCCTATAAAGCCAAGTACCTCCCAGTCTATAGTGAAAAAGGAAAGTACTTGGTTTAATAGGGTTGTTGCTGCCAACAACATAGGAATAACCTTTAAAGCTCCTATAGTTAGTTTATGAATTCTTTTTGAGCTTTCCTCCACAGCCATATCTTCTCCTACTCCCAGTTAATCCTGGAGAATGAGCTAACGGCTTGGGTCTTCCCCCAGTCTTGGTTTTTCTAGATTTTCCGGCCATATTATTCTGCAATAGTAATAGTAACCTTGGACATAGCATCCTTACCAGAAGAAGGAACAACGGTAATCTTATCCCCAGCCTTAAGGGAAGCAAGAGACTTGGTGAGAGTCTTATTGCTTTCCACAGCCACTGGAGTGTCAACAATTTCCTTTAGGGAGAGATCATCCTGTCTCTGCTTAATTGCAATCAGTTTGTTATTAGCATCAAGCACAGCAAAATACTCACCCGGTTTAACATAGTTGGCATCACCAACTTCGATCTTCATTTCGATTTGCTTTCTCATTTTACTAATTTATTTAATTATTTCTTTTAATGCATCTAAATTATTCGTGTCTGTCTTCTGCCCGTGCATGGCACTTGCCAAAACAAAGTTAGTAAGAGTAATAATTTGTTTACGGGTTTCAGAGAGCTCCTCTTTCAGGCCATTATTCTCATTCTTCAGGTCTTCAACCTGCTCCTTTAAATCCCCAATCATATCCTCATACATCTTCTTATATGCACCAAGTGCAGCATCAAAGTTCTGAACTTTCGAGGCATTCACATCTTCATTATACTTTCTGCGACTAAATAACCAGCCGAAGAAAGTGCCTGCAAAGGCAGTTGCGAGATACCCAATAATTTCCCAAATGTGTTCCATTATTTATTGTATTAATTTCCTTTTCATTGCTTAGGAGCCGCTGGTTTTTTGTTTATTTGTTTCAGCTTTAGAGCTTCATTAGCCTTGTTACTTCTTACTTGCTCTGCTAACTTATCTCTTTCAAGCTTTAGCTTTAAATCCGTCGCTCGCATCTGCTCCATTAGTTTGTCCTTAGCTTCTTGAGAGTACTCTGGCTCTGGAATTCCATCATTCTCATTGTTTTTTGCACTAATGGTGGCCACAAGAACCCTAGTTTCATTATCTCTCATATTAAGTTGGTCCTTCATCTGCATCTCTTCCTGCTTTGCTTGCATCTCCATTTGTGCCTGCTGCTGCTGAGCCTGTAGCTGCTCTTGTTGTGCTTGCTGTGCTCTTTGTCTCATTTCATTCTCATCCTTTTCAACCATTCTCTGCTTTTCTGCAATGGAAGCAGAACCATAAAGTCTCATAATTGTTGAGAATGATAATGTTTGATTCTGAAGAGCTGCCTGTGCAAGCATATCTAGTTTATTGCTTAAGTCCTGAGTAGAAGCACTGTTATCTACAACTAGACCATAATCACATTCAGCAAATTCATCCCCTTCAAACTCTACAATGCTTTGTGTAAAGTCAGGCAGAATATATTGGAATTTTCTATGTCTGCCTCTAAAAGCAATTTTAGCAGTTTCAAGGAAGCACTCAAGAACTCTTCTCTTTAAGTCCTCATGAATAGTAAATACCCACTCAGTAATGTGTGAGGACTGCAAAGTAGCTCTCTCTACTCCTCCAACAGTTTCTCTGTTTGCAATTTGGCCCTCTCTCTGTTTAGTAATACCCACAACCTCAGACATCTCCATCTTGATAAACTCAAGAAGATTGATGTTTTGTTGAATGGAATTGCCAAGTTCAGCATCAATTACTCCAGTAGAATTATTATTAAGGGCTCCAGCAATTTTACCAGTTGCTGCACCTATGTTGCCTTCCTTGAAAGAATCTTCAACAGCTAATCCTAAAGTTTCTCCATAATAGAGCCACTTATCAATTGTCCATCCTTTAGGAACTCTTGCAATATCCAACCTGACAATCTTACCCCAGTTCCTAGCCATTAACTTATTTAGTCTGTCATGAATAGCATCATATAAATAATTATATTGCTTCATCATGTCCACCATAGAGAAGGGTCTGTCATCATTTAGGTTATATATAGAGCCTATAATACCAAAGTGGCATCTGGATGGACTAGCGAGCCTATTATACTGAACAGGCTTTGGCCTCATATTGACATAAATCTCTTCTCCAATCTTTGTACCCTCCCAAGCTTCGTTTATCCAAAATATTTTCTCCTCCTCTCCAAGTTCCTCCTTTGGAATATAGGTTTCAGGGTAGAAATTAAAGATCTCTTCTCCAGTCTGAGGGTCATATGATTTAATCTCTTTAATCTTTCTTCTTGATTTCCAGAATACTCTGCAGACTCTTATGTTACCAGCAAGGTCATAGGGAAGTAAATCATCTGCTTCATCACTTGCAGCAAATAGATAATTGGGGTCAAAAGGCTGGCTCTCAAACACATCACCAATCATGTGCATATTTATAAAGCCCCTTCTTTCATCAATATTATCCATTGAATCTGTATCAGAAGCATCATTAGCAAATGGGATACTCTCTATATATTTAACATCCTTGGTAGTCAGGACATCATAGTAAGTATCAATAATTCTTCCGGGAGACCAATAGTCTTCCAGAATAATCATATCTGCATCTTCTATTCTATTAGAGTATCCTGACTTGAATACTCTGACTTTCAGGGGGTTTAGTCTTTCTACTACTGGCTCACCACCAACTATATCACACTGATACATCTCTTCCCCCACAGCCATAGCATCCATGAATCCCTGATTGAACATAAAAGGAATGTTGTATTCCTTCATATAATGCTGTAAAACAGCATTACCTCTTATCTCACGGATATCTTGATACTCATAGGTATAGTACTGCCCCAGCTTTTGAATCTTCTGCTCAAGCTCTTCTTGAGATTGAGAACTCTCCATAATGGTTTGTTGCAATCTGGCAAAGACCTCCTGTTTCTTCTGTTCCTCAATCTCAGAAAGGGCATTAGGGTTAGTTACAATAACCTTAAAATCAAATACTCTTTTTGACTCCTCACCTCTAAGAATATTTAATTTGGCATTCATGATAGGATAGTGCTGAATTCTGTCAGGAATAAATCCTGCCTCAATACGGTTAGGATTTATAATTGCTTCCAGATCCTGCATATGCAGAATGCCATTCAGTAAATCATAATTAATCTTTTTGTGAATTAATGACTTTCTTACTGGACTATATGTGATAGTGGCTTGGTCTGTTCCCCAATCAACACATGCCTTTCTCCACTTCTTGCCTTTGCTTGTAAAGGGGAGTTGTTGTTGTGGGAATCCTATGTAATTATCCTTCATATAATACCATTTAAATTTGGTGCAAATGTATAAAATCTTTTATGCTATTCCAAGAGAATAAATAAAAAATTAAGACTAATCTTAGCTTTTGTTAAATTCCTGGAATCCTCTTCTGTCAAAGTTTTTTGTGAAGAAATCATCGTTGCCTAAATAGTTGGCATCTGCTTCTTCCTCTCTGTCTGCACTAGGATTACCCTGATAAAGAATTACCTTCTCTTGTCTATACAACATAACCATACCCATAGCCCTAATACGGTCCACATTTAATTCTGGAGTATAAGAAATTAACTCCTCTAGAAGTGCTCTATTTCTAATAGAGTAGAGCATGGGAACACTTTCCTCTACCATCTCTCCGTCTGGTCCCTTAATGTAAACAGTTTCTGGCTTAAGTAGCCAGTCTCTCAGTAGGCTATTAGCATAATCATTGATGGCTGCATTAGCACTTACACCGTATTTATTACTTCCAAAAGCACTATATTTAATCATCTGCTTCTCTCTAAGGTACTCAGGAGTTTCTGCCAGAAGGTGTGTACAATTCATTTTACTAAAATAAGCAAATATACCCTTCTTATTAGATTCATACAGGCATTTTGCATTGTAAAAAAGACACAGTTTTCTAACTATTTCATAGTTATCATCTGCAAAAGGCTGTCTTCCAGTATATTCTGCAACTATTTTATCTGTAAATAAATCAAACACAAAAGTAGAACTTAGAGAGGAAGAGTTGGCTTGGTCATTATCCACAGGGTCATGACCTATTATATATCTGTTACTATATACCTTTCCCTCCCTGTTTCTCTCAGGCATTTCAAATATTTCAATGGCTCCCCTAGTGGAATTTTCCACTCCATATTTGTGAATAGGAATATCTCCAGTAGGAGTAAATACTACTTCTCCATCCCTGAGTACTAAATCACCTACATAGACATCATTATAGGCTTTTGGGTCTTCATCTAATTGAGAAAGTCTCTCAGTCAATGAAGGAGTGGGGAAGTAGGATGCTCTAACCTTTATAATGGCCTCTGCTGGAGTAATTGGGTCCTCAGCAATAACTCTTAAAACAGATTGAGGGTCAGCAGAATACTTAGCTTTATACCTAGCAAGTAAAATCTCCAGAAGAGCTTTGACTACATCCGATACTCCATCTTCATTGTAACAACCTGAGCGATTTACATAAGAGGGAAAGAAGAATCCAAATTCTGGTTTTCCTTGACCCTTTTTATCAAATACATTCTTTATGGAGTAAATATTATAACCTTCTGGATTGTACAAAAGAGTTTTAGCAGAGGTGAAATCAGATTCATCTTCAGCAGCAGTACCTACAAGGTACATGGTAGCAAAGGCATAATTACCATCTTCTACACCCTTTCTTGTGGTATCATATAGAGCCAGCAATCCTTTAAATGAGCCCATTTCTTCAAAGAGTACCCAACCACGTTTACCTCTCAACTTATCAGGATTGTCTTTAGCTGATACTCCAAGTACTTGATTTAGAGAACCATCTTCTACTCCAAGCTCATTCTTATATCCCATTTGCCAAGACATCTCGTTTGGAGAGTTTTTAAGCATGAGGTGAGGGAAAGGAGTGTGGGTAAATATAAATCCAAGAGCAGGCTTAAACTTAGAAAAGGTACCATCCTTATCATCTTTTAGGTATTCCTTTTCATAAGCAGTAAGCACTGTTGTTCTTCTTCTATGTGTCTCCGGATTGGGGTCTGCTTCTCCTAAAATAAGGTTGTGAGTCATAATAGAGGATAAAGTGTATGATTTAGCACACTGACGCCTAGCTAACTCAATAGCATGTTTACCTTCTAATTTAGTTTGTTGAAGATAATGGAACCTCCAATAGATACCCTCAAAGAAGAATGGGAATGATTCAACACGCTCTGCTCTTCTAGTTCCTGGAACAATTCTATTAACCAACATTGGGTTATAATTAAGAAACCAGTAGCACAGTCCAGTAATCCATTCTCCATCACTTTCTCTAACATATCCTTCATAACAGCGCCGTTTCTCCTCAGCCCAAAATTTTCTATATTCTGAGTGAGGATTGCTATTTGGCCTTAAAAATGTATAGCACCCATGCTTCATATAATGAAGTGCTGCTGGCCTAAAATAATCAGCATCCTCAATTATATGGGGATGTGCTAAATCCACAATTACTCTTCCTTGCTCATCATGAGGGCAATCCTTTGCATAGGGCCTATCAGGAGAAATCAGCCATTTGATAAAATCAACACTGTTGATAAAATCAAATAGCTGTTCTCTAACCTCTTCAGGATATTTCTCTAACAACTCATCAGTAATTGGAGTCTGATATTTATTAGTTTTTATCTCCATTATAAATCGTCTTCAAACATAGCCTTTTCCACAGACCCTCTGACCTTATCACTGTGCACAGTTTCAGAAGTAATCTTTCTTTCAACCTCATCAACCTTTTGAGCTAGATCTGCAAGCTTACTGATTACCCCTGCATAATTATTTAATACTGTAGGTTTCTTCTCAGGGTCAATGTCATCTAACTGCTCTTGGGTAATCATGCCCTTTCTTAAAGTAGCAATTGCTGTTCTTATGTCCGCAAGAAGCAGTGCTGTTTCAGATTTAAATCCTGCATAGAACTCCTGAGCTTCCTGTACTAGTTTGTCTGGTTTCCAGTCCTCTGGGAGTCCTTCCCCCAATTTAACCTGAGTACTTCTTTCTTCCCTATCCTTATACATCTGATAATCAGATCTGCTGTCCTCCATAAAATAGATATACCCAAGTTCTTGTATAGCTCTTTCTTTGCCCTTCGTTTTATCTCTTCTCCATAACTTCTTAAATGGGTCCAGCACCATTGCTTCTTCAGAGATTGAAAGATTATACCCTTCGTATTTAAAAAGTTTCATACTCTTCAAAGCTTTGAAGGTTACTAAACATATCAGTAAGTAACTGAGTTACAAAGTTTTCTTTTAGAATTTCCTCTGCACCCTCTGGGCATCTATCAATAGTTTGCTTTGTATAAGCAGGATAATTTTTACCTGGGGTGTGGTAGAAGATCTCAACCTTATACTTCTTATATAAATTAAGCCTAGTAGGCTCTATAGATTCCTTTCCTATAAACCAGCCATTGGCATTAGGATATTTATTAAGGAAGTAGTGGTTAAGTGCGTCTATAATATATTTAAGCTTCATATAAAAATAAAGGCTCAGTGATTAGCTGAGCCTCTTTGCTTAATCGTGGTCTTCAACAATAAATTCAACATCAGCTTCATCAAGTAGTAGATAATCTTTATCTTCGATTTTTACCACATTGAAGTTATATCTAGTAATAGTGTTCTCCAGCAAATCATTTTTTACAGAATCGTTGCTGAATTTTCTGACTGCATACCTATCAGGATTAATGCAAACTAAGTCTCCCTCCTTAACATATCTAACGCTAGTGCCAACAGCAACCACCGTTTGATATTCCTTAATGCCTCTCTTTAGTTTATTAACATCTATGAGACCCCCAGGAGTTGTTGTGTCTTCCACATACATATCCATTGTGGTCACAATCCTAGTAAACATCGGTTTTATTTTCTTTATTACCATAATTATATTGCTTCTTCTTGTTTAAATATCTGTCATAGGTGCAATGTAACTTGCCCAGTGCAGGTATGTTAAAGTTAGTCTTTAATGCTTTAAATTCTTCTTCTGTTAAGTCCTCTTTAAGAGGAAGTGCTGATATTGTCTCTCTTATAAATTCAAAGAAAGATTTATATGCAGTATCAATCACTTCCTCCTCAAGATTCATTTCTTCCGATAACCTCTTTAAGATATCTTTATACTTCATCTTTTAGTTGAAAGTACAGTAACAACTGAATAGTGTCTCCATCACTTTTAATATTGGGTATAAACTTACGATTGATGTTACCATCTTTAATGATTTTACTCTTCCTTAGTTTACCCATAATCACTTGAAAATGTGCAGGAGAAATATGACATTCATCTCTAATTTCTGCTTTAGTTCCCTCATTCATAAGGTACTTATCAAGTTTTATTGGGTCAAGAATGTCTTTACTTAATTCATATCTCTTTTTAAGGAACGCAGTAATAACATCAATTTCTCTTTCAGTTAATCCATGTAGAGGTCTTAAAAACTCTACCCAATACCTAAAGAATTTATCTAAAGTGGTGGGGATCCCTATTACATTGTCAGGTTTATTCTCCCCAGTAGCCATTTTACTTATCCTCCTCCTTAGTCTCTGGAACAGTCATCATTGCAACAATTTCATCTGTGCACTTTTTCACAAAGTCATCAGGGAAAAAGCTAGACTTATCCAAAACAGCAAACAGATAGTCAAGTCTTCTAAAAGCATTAGATAGATTGGCCTCCTGAAGCTTCTGATACAGAGTTCTTGACTGCTCGCTCAGCTGGTGACACACATTGTTAAGCTCTTCGTAAGTAAGCTTTTCCTTCTTAATTTCTTTCTCTTCCATAATTTTATTATTAAAAATCTTTACCAAATCTTTGTTTATATAACCTTCTCCAAGTAAATATGTCAGTGGTCTCTACTTCAGTACAACCACAATCATCGCAGTAATTCACAAAGGAATCTAACACTTTGATTTTAAGTGAAAGACAGTGTGGGCAATAATATACGGGCTCCTCATTATACTCACTGTCCATCAAAACGTTTTCCGTATTTTTTGTACTTTGCATAAAGCTTCTTCTTGAATTCGTTATTTGCCCTGCTGTGTCTGCCCTTTCGCTTACAGGTATTTTTTCTATTATGGAAAGCCCTATTGGGAACGATATATCCATAATTAGTAACCCTACCCCTCCTAAAGGCTCTCAGCACAGATTTAAATCTCCGCACAGCCTCAAAGCTAATCAGATTAAGTGTATTATGAAGATGAGACTCAAACTCTTCTTCAGTCATTACATGTGGGTTCTTCTCCTGCTCTTCCATTAGTCAATATAAATTAAAAATAAAAAATCATCCTTTGGGATTATACTAATAATGTCTCCTCTGTCTAGTCTTTTTTTATTCATGAATTTAACCAGTTCAGTCACTTTCATGAAAGACTCTACCTTAAACTCTTTATTCTCCATATTACAACATATTTTGCTCCTTTAAAGAAACTAAGCATTTGGCTACCCACTCTACAAGGGGCTCATTAGTGGATTCTTCAAGAAACTGCCCCTCATCAAGAATTGCATGGATAAACTCATGCATTTTAGTAACCTCCTGACTTCTTGCTTTAATTGGAGTACCATTAACTGTCTGTGTTGAAATTCTAATGAGGTGCTCCCCAGTATCAGTCTCTCCAAATCTCCAAAGGTCAGGATTATCTGGATTCTTAATACAGTCAATCCATTTAATCCGCCAAGGCTCTCCAAAAATTTTAAATTTCTTCTGTTCCACTTTTCTCCTCTTTATGATATCTATAATAACTTCTTTCTCCACATTTATTTCTTGACTTATAGGTGTCAAGCTGACTGTCACAATTTGGACAAATGCATCGTAGATTCTCTCTTTTGTTGTTTGAAGCATGACCATCAATATGGTCTAGAATAAAAACTAAAGGTTTTCCATTCCATTCAGGAGCCATTCCACAAATTGCACATTTGTTATCTTGTTCTGCTAGAATAAATTGCTTAAAGATTTTAGGGGAATAATTTGCTCTCATCATAGACTCATCCCCTTCTATAAGCATCTGATATTTTTGCTTTCTATGAAATTCGTGCTCACATTTATTGCAACAAAACTTACCAAAAGAGGTTCTATATGCTTTATATACTTTTCCGCAATTTTCGCAAACAGAATCTTCTTTTCTTTGATTTTTATGTTTTCCTCCAGGCCCAGAGTGTCTATTAATATTATATCCTAATCTAATTAGGAGCTTTCTGATAGTAGTATGTGCTACACCATAATCTTTGCCTATTGAGCAATAAGATTCTCCACCTTCAACAGCCCGTTGTACAATATCTTTAATTTCTTCTTCTTTCCACTTTAATTTAACCATGTGGCAGGGGTGGGACTCGAACCCACAGTGAGCTTTCGGCTCGTAAGTTTAGAAGACTTATGCCTTATCCATTCGGCGCACCCTGTCAAAATGGCACTTTCTTTAGCCAGTATAGTGCGAAAACTGGGTTTAACAATTATGGTAAACTAGTCTTTCCTAGATAGTCGGGATTAAGTGACTCGAACACTTGACCCTCTGGTCCCAAACCAGATGCGCTACCAACTGCGCTAAATCCCGATTAATAATAGGTGTTATTCAAATAAGGCAGCACACAATTACAGACTCCTGATGCTAGAGGATTATTAGCAGGATTGTTGTTGCAATTTGCACAAGGATTACCCCTCTGGGGTGTAATCAGATTATAAGGTGCCTGCCAATCTTCATCAAATTCTATTGTTATTTTCTTAATTCCCATAGCGGAAGACCAAGGTGTCGATCCCTATACCTATCACAGTACACATTGTTTTCAAGACAAGTCCAGAAGCCGTTCTGGTTGATCTTCCAAGAGCCCCCTATAGGAGTTGAACCCATAACCTACTGCTTACAAAACAGCCGCTCTACCATTGAACTAAGGGGGCTAAAACTAAGATTTTTTA